TAAATCAGTGGGACTCTTTCTTCACAAAAGAAGAATATGATAATGTTGACAAAGAACTATTAAATCATGAGTGGGTTTTTGGTGCCAGTCCCAATAATAATTTACTTGAAGGTAATAAGGTAAGACAATTCTGGTATAAAGACTTGATGGAGTCTGAATATATTAAAGAGTTGTTTAGATTCAGAACAGAAGATTATCTAAATGCAGAAGTAGAGACAATGCGTCTCTACGCAAATGGACAATCACATGGAATGGCAGGACATATACATGAGGATGTTCCACCAGATGAACCTGGAATTTGTGGTAGTATAGTATATTTCTTTCAGGCTGACTGGAAACCAGAATATGGTGGGCATTTAATCTTCTTGTCACCAGAAGATCCAAACAGAGTGATGTTGTCAGTATTCCCGAGATCAAACTCCGCAGTTATATTCAACTCAAAGTTATCTCACATGGCATTCGATCCATCAGTATACTGTACAAATCAAAGAATAAGCATAGCATATAAATTTAGGGTAAAAGAATGATAGCAAAAACAAAATCAAATCTAACAGATCAACGAACATATTTCAAACCATTTAATTATCCATGGGCTTATGACGCATGGTTAAAACATGAACAAAGTCATTGGCTTCATACAGAAGTTCCAATGGCTGAAGACGTTAAAGATTGGAAGAAAAAACTAACTAATGAAGAAAAACACTTCCTCACAAATATCTTTCGATTCTTTACACAGGGTGATATCGACGTGGCTGGTGGCTATGTTAACAATTATCTACCTTACTTCCCTCAGCCTGAGATTCGTATGATGCTTATGGGGTTTGCTGCACGTGAAGCACTTCACATTGCTGCTTACTCACATCTGATTGAAACTCTCGGCATGCCTGAATCCACTTACAATGAATTTCTTGAATATCAAGAGATGCGTGACAAGCATGATTACGTTACAGAATTAAGTTCCAAGAATGGAACACTCTCTTCAACTGCAACCCACATTGCCGTGTTCAGTGCTTTCACTGAAGGGATGCAGTTGTTCTCTTCGTTCATCATGCTTCTTAACTTTCCTCGTCATGGTATGATGAAGGGAATGGGACAAATCGTTACTTGGTCTATCGTTGATGAAACAATGCACTCCGAGAATATGATTCGTCTGTTCAAAGAGTTTATTAAAGAAAATAATGAAATCTGGAATGATGAACTAAAAGGAAAGATTTATACCATTGCTGAGAAGATGGTTGAACTTGAAGATAAATTCATCGATCTCTGTTATGCCAATGGTGATATGCGTGAACTTTCTGCAGCTGATGTCAAACAATATATTCGTTATATTGCTGATCGTAGATTGATCAGTCTCGGCATGAAAGGTATCTACAAAGTCAAACGCAATCCATTACCATGGGTTGAAGAAATGATCAATGCGCCAGTGCATGGTAACTTCTTTGAGAATCGTGTGACAGATTATGCTAAAGGTGCTTTGTCTGGTAGCTGGAATGATGTATGGGGGAAAGCAGCATGATAGTAAAACAATTTAATTGCAATCATTGCGATGCAGAAGGAAAGATAACAATAAAGGGTGATGACTTTAATTTCGAAGATATCGTTCATTGCCCACTATGTGGTTCTGACATTTATGAAGAAGAAGGGTTAGACGAGGATGAATAAATATGTCTTATGTGGACATATCAAAATATCATTGTTGAAGAATTACCCGAATGTGTTGGCTTTGTTTATTTAATTACGAACAAAGCCAACAGTCGTATGTATGTGGGGAAGAAACTATCAAAGTTTTCTAAAACATCCTACAAAATGGTCACATTAAAAAATGGGACTAAGAAACGAAAGAAAATCAAATCTAAGATAGATTCTGATTGGTTAGATTATTATGGTTCCAGCGAAGAACTAAATAAAGATATACAGTCTCTGGGTAAGGAATCCTTTACTCGAGAGATTTTATTCTTTTGTAAATCAAAGGCTGAGTGTTCTTATATCGAGGCACGAGAGCAATTTGCAAGGAAAGTACTAGAGTCCGATGCATACTATAATGGACAGATATCTGTTCGAGTGCATGGATCTCATATAAAAAATAAACTATGACATATCTACTATTCGCAGTAGCATTATCCCTTTCAGCTGTTGCAGCATGGTACGCCATTGCTGGACTTTGCGCAATTTTTGCTGCAGCAGTGATACCGATTGCCATTATGGGTTCTCTGTTAGAAGCAGCAAAACTTGTAGTTGCATCATGGCTTTATAGAAACTGGAATGAAATTCCAAAACTTATGAAGTCATATTTCACAGTATCATTAGTAATTTTGATGTTGTTAACTTCTATGGGTATCTTTGGTTTCTTATCAAAAGCCCACTTAGATCAAGCAATACCAACAGGTGATGTTCAATCAAAGTTAGCTCTCATAGATGAAAAGATAAAAACCGAAAAGGAGAATATCAATGCAAGCCGTAAAGAACTTACTCAACTCGATGCTCAAGTGGATCAAACCCTCAGCAGAACAACCGAAGCCAGTGGAGCCGATCGTTCCATCTCCATCCGCAGAGGACAGCAAAAAGACAGAGCCAGAATCCTTACCGAAATCGGTGCAGCGCAAACCAAGATCGCCAAGTACAACGAAGAACGTGCCCCGATCGCCAGCGAAGTCCGTAAAGTCGAAGCCGAAGTCGGTCCAATAAAATACATTGCTGCAGTATTGTATGGTGATAATCCAGAAACAGACATATTAGAAAAAGCTGTTCGTTTCGTTACAATGCTTATCGTAGTAGTGTTTGATCCACTGGCTGTACTATTATTGATAGCAGCAAACTGGAATCTTTCACGTAGTAATAAAAAAGAAATAATTGATGCTGGAACTTTACCTGCTGAAGAACCACCAAAAGATCATATTTTAAATATAGAAGATAATATCGAGTCTGAAGATAAAGTTACACCTATTCAGACCGATACTATAACAGAAGAAGATCTTGCTGTAACAGAACAGACTCATACGAAAGATTGGGAGCCAGAGTTATTTAATACTCTCCCGAATACCTACGTGACTCCTAAAGCAAATCACTTTATGACAAGCGTAAGAGAATTTCTTAAACCGAACAGAGATACTGCTCCAGGAGTTTCAGTTAAGACTATTGAGTATGATTCTGCAGGAAGAAGGATTACTCCTACAACTGAAGAAGAACGAGCTAAAACTATAGAAAAAGAAGTGGAAGATTTGCAAGACAAAAAACCTAAATAGATCATAAGAATAACTATATGGGTTTAGCAAATGGCAGAAATCAAAGTAGAAGCAAAACCTCTTTCTCGTTCTGAGAAAGAAGCACAAATCAAAGACAAAGCGGGGATGGTAATCTGCATTTTAGCAGCATTACTAGCCATCAACACACTTGTTGGTGGATCAAACTCAAGCAAAATCCTAAACAACACAATCGAAGCCAACAACACTTGGGCATTTTATCAAGCAAAGTCTATTAAGCAGACTTTAGCAGAAATGGCATATGACGATGCAGTTCGTGCCAATGATAAGAAAAAGTCAGAAGTACTAAAAAGCAAAATTGACAGATATGAAACCGATCCAAAAACTGGAGAGGGTAAAGTTGAATTGATGGCAAAGGCTAGAGGATTAGAAGCTGAACGATCAGTAGCTAAACAGCGCAGTCCTTTCTATACTTACGCAGGCAGTTTACTACAAATAGCAATTGTTTTATTGACAGCTAGTATTCTAGCAGTTAATCAAAATATGTTTAAAGCCAGTGTTGCAGTCGGAGCACTTGGAGCCTTTATTATGTCTCAGGCAGTTTGGTTATGGATTCCATTGATGATTTAACATAATCAGGAGAATGTTGTGGATCCGATTACTATTGGGTTGGCTTTTACTGCAGCCCAATCAGCAGTTGGTTACATCAAGCAAGCCATTGCATTGGGTAAGGACATAAACAGTCTATCAGGACAGTTTAGTAAGTTCTTCGAATCTTCAGATGCTATACATCGTGAACGAGCAAAGGTAAAAGCAAAGGCTAGTCGACTCGGCAAGACTGATGCTGAGTTGGGTCATGAAGCCTTGCAAATCGCTATGCATAGCGATGCTCTACGTCAAGCAGAGCGTGATCTTAAAGATATGATTCTTTGGCAATTGGGTAAGCCTGAACTGTGGGAACACATGATCAAGGAACGTACTAGATTGTTCAAGGAACGTGCAGAAGCAGAGCGTGAAGAAGCTGAGCGTGTATTAGCCCACAAAAAGAAAATGGCTGATATGTTTATTTTTGGCATGT